GTGTTCATCGAACGAAACTGCCAGGGCCTCTTGAAGTATTGCTGGGATCGCATCTGGTGATACTTTTTGATTGCCTCCGTCTGCGATCTTGATTGACTCCAAGAGGGCAAGATAGATTGCTCTGTCTTTACACCACTTTTCGGTGGTGTCGAGTAACCAGTTGTATTCGACTGGCGCAGTAGTAAGACCTTGAATCGTCTTAACTGCGCTTTGATATACTTCCTCATTTAAATCTTTCCTACTTTCAAGATTGATAATCAATACTTCTGCTGTTGGCAACATTTCATAGTTGCTAGCAAAGTTCCAGACCTCTTCGTAGATAACCTTTTCATGGGTTTCATTGAAGTAATCTGGTTTCACAAAAGGCACAACCTTTCTGTAATAGGGTTCATTACAGAGAAGGTTACGCAATATAGTTGTCTCTATTCTTTCACTCATTACTCACTGCCATACAAAAATTCTTTCTTAGCACATTCATCTAGGGCTTGGAGGATTTCTGGGGTGAAGTATTTATCTGGATCCTTATAAATGACCGAAGGATAAACACTACCACCATCAAGTTTAATACGGTTACCCACACGCTCGAAGACTCCGTATTTCTCACCCAACTCCAGTAATCCGTAATACTTGTCAAGACCTCTGGCGTCATAATACAACCTCGTTTCAATGTCGGAATTTTCTTTGGTAAAGCGTGACTTTTGTGCCTTCACTTTAATGATGTTGCCCACAACCTCAGTGCCATCTTTCTCTTTCTTTTTAGAGAGGAAAAGAATACTAGAAGCAGAATACTTCAGACCACTGCCGCCACCCATTTCTTTAGTTGGCACATAAGCACCAACTACATCGTAGGTGTGATTGGTGACAATCATAGGAATCTCAGCTTGACCAAGTTTGAGTGACAGAATTCTAAAGATAGATTTGATAACCTGAGCACGGGTCATGTCTCTGGTTTCTTTACCTTCTGTAGCATCCTGAACTTCCTTTGTGGTTGAGAGCATCCCCAAGGAGTCTAGCACAAAAAGCAGCGGAGGTCTAGCCTCCTTCTTAAGTTTCATATACTCGTCAACTACCTTGATACTTTGAGTGCGAAACTCCTGAACAGTAGTGACAGGAACTAGACCCACACGCTTGATATCAATACCACGATCAGCAAGCATATCCTTTTCGATAGCTGACTCAGATTCAAAATAGATTACTTGTGATTCTGGGTTGTTGTCAAGGAAGTGCTTGACTATGGAGAGAGCGAAAAATGTTTTACCAGTGCTACTTTCGCCAGCGAGCGCGGTGATTTTGTTGGAGGGGAGACCACCAAAGATACTACCAGAAATAAGGGCATTGAGTATATAAGACCCAGTATCAACGAACGTCTTACATACGATGGAATCATCCACAACATTTGCGTATTCATTATCTAACTCCTTAATAACAGACTGTAAAAAACTCATAATACCTCAACTAAAAAAACTTGTAAGTGAACCACGACGTTCGTATTGCCAGTCAATACATTCTAGCACATTTTTTAGCGGTTCGAGGAACGACTTTTCGAACTGCGTTGTGTAATCAATATACTTCTCTAGGTTAAGTTCTGTAGGCAGACGCTGGAAGAAAGCAATGATGTTCTCACCAATAGGGTTTGGTTCTTTGAGATACATAAATTTAATCTTCTCTCCTTCCTGAATCAATGGATACTTGTGCTCCAGTTTATTCTTCTTAACGTAATAGTTATACAGGAGAGCACCACGCACAGCAATAGGAGTTCCCTTGCCATAGATGTCAGCACTGCTACGATACTTCTTCAACCCATTACATCCACGAGGGAAAGCAATGTTGAGATAATCTTGATTCTTGGTATCCTCTTTGATGCGATTGATGTAATCAATCAGCTCATCATTGGTTTGATTGATGATGATGGTATATGCTTCCAGTAGTTTATCACGGAAATATGAAGGTGTAGACGAACGTGCCGTCTCCATGCCACAAATCTTCATCTTTGGTTTGGCATAACGCACACCCTCACTATCCCACACGTTAAGAACATAGCGTTTCTTGGCGGTCCAGAAACCACGATTGGCAATGTTCTCACGCTTCATCTTCATTTTTTGTTCGTAGGCATGGAGGTAGTCTGCCATCTCTTGGTAAGAACTTTCAATAAAAGGTTCAAGTTCCACCGAGCAGACCTTATCAAGGAACGAAACAATGACTTCATCAGTCGTTTCTCTTCCCTTGTATACAGCCTTGACCAGACCATCCAAGCACAAATACATGGAATCAGTATCAGAAGCAATGACATAATCAACATTATTTGTTTTAAGAACTTTGTTTAGATAAGCATTCATTCGGTCACCAATCCATCGAATGGCAAGTTGACCAGACATAGTAATCGCCTCAGCGATTTCTAGTTTGTAGTAACGGAAATGCTCGTTACCAATAGCACCATAGGCAGAGTTAAGTTGAATCTTACGCGCCATCTGAATGTTATTACAGCGGGAAATCTCCTTCTTCAACTCAATCGTTGGCGTATTCTCATACTGCTGTTTGGCAGCAAGCATCTTCTTTTTATAGATGGTGCGGTCCTGATAAATCTTATCCATCAGCTTGGGCAGGAACCCCTGATACTTGGTGGTGTAGTGCGTCCCATTGGCGCACAGGGTCTCCCCCACGAGGTCTGTGGTGTCGAATGCCTTGTCCAGCAGCATGTCCACGTTGACGCTGCTACGGCGGTCTAGGAGGGTCTCTGGGGACAGGTTGTACTGCATGATCAGGTGAGGGTACAGCGAGTTCAAGTCGAAGCTCACCACCCAGTCATACATGCCAGGCACAGGTTCTTTCACATACGCACCAGCATACTTGTCATTCTTGATGCTATCTTTCTTGGGAGGAATCACCACATTCATCTTATCCAGATAGATGTAGATGATGTTATCCCACATGCGAACCTGAGAATAAACATCCTCATAGTTTACCTTAGCGTCATATGCCATCGTCAAAGCAAGTTCAATCAACTTCATCTTGTCTTCCAGTTGGTCAACAAGGCGAACGTCAATGATGTTATACTTGACAAACTTATTCCAATCCTTAGTGTAGAACTCCTTGAAGGTATCAAACTCAGAGTGGTCGAGTTTCTTAGCATCAAGTTCTACTGACGCGATGTGGTCGAGTCGGTATGATTCTTGGTTGGTATAGGTAAACTTCTTATAGAGTTCAAGGTAATCCAGACAGGCAACACCAGTGATGTCATACGCAATCTGTTTGCGACCTTTAATATAAATCTCACGACTAGAAACAAGTTTCCAAGGCGATAGAAGTTTAGTATGCTCTTCACCAAGCACACGATTCATTCGATTACAAATGTATGGAATATCGAAGAGCTGAACATTCCAACCAGTTACTACGTCTGGGGTATTCTCCTGCCACCATTTGAGGAAGCACGAAAGCAGTTTCGTCTCATTGTCGCAATGGATGTAATCAACTTGGCGGTCTTCATTCTGGAAACTCTTTGATCCCCAGACAGTGATGCGATTTGTAAAAGAATCACGGAGAGAAATAAGCAGAATCTCTTGATCTGCGGTTTCAATATCTGGGAATCCATTTTCGGCACCAGTCTCAATATCCATAGTAAAGGTGCGAACCAGTGATGAATCAAAACGGATTTCATCATCTGGGTATGCCTCGTTGATATACTGATACAAGTATCTAGTATTTCCATGGATTTCAAATCCTTCCACACCCTCATACTGATTGATAAACTGGCGACAATCATTAATAGAACCAGGGCGCACCTCTTTGAGGTAACGCCCATCTAGGCTCTTATGATCGGTCTGCTTGTTAGCAACCACATACAAACTAGGATTGTAGTTTACACGATACTGAACTCTATCACCATTTTCATAACCGCGAACGAGGATGCGATTCCCCGCCTGTTCAATGTTCGTATAAAACTTCATGCGTCAACCCACGGTCTTCTTGTAGTATTCTACCACAAGATGGGAGGGATCCGCAAGGGTCAGGATGTCTTCTGCCCTGAGGTAGACCTGAACCTGATTGGTATACTTAGGGAATTTTTCTAAAGTAATGTAATCAGATTGAGTTGTGATTACCTCTTCTCCATTTTTATCCTTTTCCTTTTCTACTTGTTCACCCATAAACAGAGCATCTGGATTAGGAATGTTTTGGTAATCAGTATTAGAATAGTTGAAGTAAGACAAATCCACAATCTTGTATGGATTAGTCAACAAACATTCAGGTGATTCTTCCCTCTCTTCAATCTCCGATATCAGATACTCCTGCGTCTTCAGAACTATCACTTGAATCACTGGACTGTACGGCGTCGTCGTCATTAAATAAATCTCCAAATTTTGCTTTGTATGTATCAAGAACCGTTTGCTCAGGTTCACCAATAGCAACTAGTGCGCTATAAGGAATCCTGAAAGTGGTGTCAACGGAACAAGAAACCCAACGTGTAAAGTTAACATTAAACGTTGTTGGTTGACCATCTGGGCTAAGTTCCCCAGTTGGGATAAGATCCAGAAGATACGGATGGGTTAGTTCAAATCCAACACCTTCATTATTTTCATTTGTAACTTCAGCAATACCAGAGATAACTTGTTCTCCACCTTGCATTTTTAAAACTTTTACTAGCATAGTTCTCCCTATGGGTAATGAGGTAATTATAATAGGTTTTTCATTTTTTGTCAACCCAAGAAAAAGGGAGCCGACCCTGATAGTTGCCAGGGCGGCTCCAGCGGCGACAATACGATCTATTTATCCTTCAGTAAGAAGTTGCTTCTCTTCAGCACCAATCGTATATGTCATTTTTCTTTGGTGCTCTGGAATGATCTTCTCTAGTGAGATTGATAGTAGACCATCATTGAAATCAACAGAAGATACTTTCACATCATCTGCTAGTTGCCAGGTGTTGCTAAATGAACGTTTGGAGAGACCTTGGTGTAGGTAAGTTCTTTCAGCATCTCGTTTCTCAACTTTGCTGGCAACTCTGAGAATGTTTTGTTCTGTTGATACTTCAATCTCTTTTGCTTTAAATCCAGCCAAAGCGATTTCAATTTCGTAATTAGCGCCATCGTGTTTGATGATATTGTAAGGGGGGTAGTTTGTGTTGTGACCAGACATAGCATCCAATCTATTGAATACAGTATCCAAACCTACTCCGAATGGGGCATAGATATCCCACGTATATTTTGTCATTTGATTGCTCCTTGAATAAGCGAGTGTTAATTGAGACCCCGAAGGCATCTCTATCATTATATATCAAGCAGCATTAAAAAAGGGAGTGTGGAACTCCCTACAAAATTATTCGGATGTCACTAATGGAATTGCTTTCATAATAGGATCATTAAGTAAAGCATCAACATTGTTTGATTTGGAAATATATTCCATACTGAAATAAGTGAAGATGTCAAACCCAATTGAAATTCTTTCTTCGTCTTCAATAGGATCAACTTTATGCTGAACCCACGAAGGAAACAAAGTCATTCGAGCAGGTGTATTCTCAACTCTATAGAATCCATAGTAAGTGCTGAGATGTGGAATGGCATAATCAGTTGTAGTTGGATTTGAACTGATCATAATGTTACCACTGAGGTAAGTATTCTCGTGGTAGGAATGAGAATGAACTGGCACTCCTTCATTC